GCCCGGACTGCCTGAATCCGCTTTCCCGTTTCGCTCCACGATTCGATTACAGCCACCCTGACGCCCCGCCTGCTACCCTGACACCATCCGACAGGTGAACGCCACAGCGCGGCGGCAGCGCGGCGCTGGGCAAAGCATTCTTTTTTGCCGGGGCATGGGGGGGGGTGGGACGGGGTGGCGGGGGAGGGGCTTTTCAGGGTGACCATGCGATGTGTGACTCCCCCCTTTTAACCGACCTTGATTTTTGGGGAGTTTTCCACCTAACGGAAACAGGTGGAGAAAAGTGTTCCAAATTGGTAGACGGAATTGGATAGACGGTAGACGGAATGAATCCGTCCATATCCTGGTAGACGGTAGACGGATATCCTTTAGGTATCCGTCACCGTCTACGGATGGGTTCTGGCGGCTAAAAAGTGAATCCGTCTACGGAAGATTTATTTAAGAACATCCTTACCAATACTGGTAATTGCTTGCTTTGCGCGATTACCCTCGCCGACGACTTTAATCCAGCCTTTTCGGCGCATTTGGGAGGCATAATCACTTAATGTGGTGCGAGCAATTCCCGTCCGTTCCGCCCAATCAGGGAAAGAGATAGGGTTTTGCTCGTCGTTATTGGAGATTGCGCGTAAAATCTCAATCGGGTCATGTTCTTTTTTCTTACCGGAAACCTGTTTTAGATTAGCCGGGTCGAGGTCATCGGCCAATTCCATTATTGGGAAATTCCAACGGACGACGAACGGTTCAATGGGCTTGAAGTTGCGGAGAATGGGTTCAACGGTGAAAGCGTTAGGTTCTTCGTGGGCGGTAAAGATGATAAGGGAGTCAGGATCACGGGCGAACACACCGGAACCGGATATACGGTCAAGGGCTTCCTTGGTTGAAGCGTTGCCTTTGGCGAAATGAGAGCCGTAGGCAATGGCCGCACCGGTTTCTACGGCAAGATGTTCAAGGGAATTGAGCAGGGCGGCCACGTCACCGGCGGCATTTTCGTCAGTAGCGCCGTACAGCTTGTAAATGGGGTCGAGAATGATGAGGGAGTAGGATTCGGACTGGGCGCGCTCAATGATTTTAGGGATTAACGTGCGGAAATCCGCTCCATAACCGCGCAGGTTCCAGAGTTGGAACTGGTCGGGGTCGAGCGTGACACCCTTTGTATGGGTGATGGCGGCGATACGCGATTGCCAAGCGGACGGTTGTATCTCGAAGTTGAGGAACAGGACTTTACCTTTGGTAGTGTGAAACCCCATCCAATCCTTACCGGATGCGACGGAAATACCGAGGTCAGCCAGCAGCCACGTTTTGAACGCTTTGGATGAGCCGCCGAGAGACAGTTTACTGCCTTTGTGGAGCAGTCCCTCGATGAGTTGGTCGGGTTCGGGAAGTAGGATTTTGAGGAATGCCGTGGCATCCACGATTTCAGGCAGACCGCCGCCATTCTTACCGAACACATCTGCAAGATCGGATTGGACGGAGAATCGAAGGTCATCAATGGAGGCGGTGTTCTGGTCAATCCGACTAACGACATCCGTGCAGGTCTGGACGATTTTACGGAGTTGATACTTTTCCAGAATGATGTCCAGCCAGTAAGAAAGATTCGCCGCGGAAGGAACGTCGTCCTGAAGTTTTGACAGATACGGAATGCCGCCAACCTGTTCCAAAAGCTGTTTATCCTTGAGCCATTGCTGAAGTGTGATGAGGTCAATGGGGGCTTTGGCGCGGCGCATCGCGACCAGCATTTCGTAAATAGTTTGAAACCGAAGATCGTAAAAAGCATGGCTGTTGTGGATTTTTTGGAGGCATTCGGATAGACAGTCGGGCGAGAGTAGGATGCAACCTATGACGCCGGCCTCGGCCTCGTCAGAGTGCGGGGGCAAAGGTTGGTCGTCCGGTCGAACGCGCCTTGCGTTCTTCAAGTCGGCATTCGCTCGGGCGGAGTCTGGTGCGGAATCAATCATAATGGGCTTTCAGTCTGAATCATGGCTTTGATGATTTCTTCCGCGACTTGAAAAGAGGTCGAGATGTATTCGTTTTTTCATTGAAAAAGAGTAGTCTGCCTTGCCGTTGCCCAATGCAGTCCAAAAATCCACAAACATTTCTTCGATTCGCCGCGCTGCATAGTTTCGATCCAGTAGTCGCCTTGGTCATCCACAGAATGTTTCTGGCGCGCAAAAATGCCTTCCAAATCCTCACGGTGAGCGTAGATGACGGTGGGTTTGTCGGATGGTAATGACTCGTTCACGTTATTATTTTTTCCGCTGTTGTGTCTTTTCCGCCAGACCGTTTATCACAAACAGTGTGCCACGGAGTTGCGAATCGTAGGAGGCGGCGCGGGCGGGATTTATCTCTTTAAGCCTGGCGGCTTGCGAGATGACGCGCTTGGCGTCCTTTTGCAGTTCCACAAGTTCTTCGTAGCCGTGCATAGACCTAACGAGCGATATATGCTCGATGCTGCCTTCGTATTCTCCCTGTCCATTACATTCAGGGCATGGAATGGTTCCTTCGCCGTTACATTCTTCGCAATTACATTTCATAAATCTGGAATTTATTTCGACACGTTCTCGATTTTATGGATGACTTCCAAAGTCCATCTGCGCTCTCCGTTTTCGAGATTGGATAGAAAAGAGGGTGAGATTCCGACCAGCTTCGCCATTTTACGGAGTGAAATTCTGGACTTTATGCGCTGATGACGCATCAGTTTTCCAAACGCCTTGTAATCCTTTTCTACACCAGTTCCATTACAGCGGGGACAAGGTTTTTGTTTGGACACGCGCCGACCTTAAAGACTGTTCGCAAACCTGTCAACACTTTTTCTTGATTTATTTTTTGTCTGTGTCAAAATGGGGATATGACCTCAATTCTACAACGCATAAAACAGTGGTGGCTCGACTACAAAACCTTCCGCCTGACGATGAAGGAATGGCTTGGCGAGGGCGGCAAGCCGGTTGCACCCCAAGTTTCGCAGGCGCGGGCGGATATGTGTCTGGATTGCCGGTTCAACAGGACGAGTGCGATGATGGAGCAACTTGGCAGCACCATGAAACGGCATCTGGCGGCGAAGAAACGGATGAAGTTGGAAGTTGTGGGTGAGGTATTACTGCATACCTGTAAACCATGTCGTTGCTCACTCGTCCTTAAGGTTCATGTGCCGTTCAAACATATTCGGGCGTATCAACGGGAGGAAATCAGGCAGGCGATAATGAAGGGCAAGCCGACGTGTTGGCAATTACGCGACGACGGTTGATGCGTCAGGAATTTCCTGTTCGGTCAACTCGACTCCGACTTCTTTTGCGGCTTGAATTTCTTTGAGCAGGTCGGTCAGTGATGAAAATTCGACTGTGACGCCCTCCGGCATCTGGTCTTTCACTTCGCGCAAGTGGTCAATGGCCGCTTCCATCGTGTCCCCGATGCCAACGCACCAGCCGATTTCAGAAACGCCTTGCGGGTCGGGCGGGACACAGATTTTTCCATTGGATTTGCACGAGAACGAGATTTTAACAAACTGGTCAATTTCTTCCGGGATGTCGAACACGCCCCAATGGTCGCGGTCAACCTTGAATATGGCCTGTGCGCCGAACTTGGCGGCTTGTTCCGGCTCAACCAGTATTCCGTTTGCGCCCTGCCAGATAATTTCACCGAGATTGCCAATCATTTCACATAGGCATTGGCTGGGAGGCGATGGCATCCTGCAAGTCGGATCGATAAAAAATGATTCACCCTCTTTTGTGATTCTGACTTCCGTGCAAAACATGCCACGATAGCCGTATGATTTAAGAATGGGGGAAAATGCTTCATTGACACAACGTACTTCTTCAGGACAATCGCTGAATTTCTGGAACGCGCCGATGTATGCGGAGTCTTTGGCTTCCATGCCATGAATAATTGTTTCTGGCCATTGTCCATCAATACAGAAGGTGTCAATGCCGTCCTCGATTTCGGAGTCAATCGGCGCGAACACCCAGAAAATCGGATTCTCTTTTAGAGGACCGAGTTTGTAAGCCAGTTCGTCAATGATGTTTTCATCTTCGGCCATACTGCGAAAGTGGAACGTCTCAAAATCACCGCGGTAGGTATCAACCTTGATGTATTGATCGGGATGGTCTTGAAGGAAAAGCCGGAGATTGGTGACGCCCTTGATTTTCTCGCACTTTGGGACGGGCAAATTAGTTGTCTTGAGGACTTTAAGAAACTTGCCGCGCCGGGCTTCGAGTTCATCGGCATTGCGACAACCCCAGACTGGAATGCCGCGCTTGACGAGTTGAAGTTGCAGATCGGAATAGCCGATGTCAGGAAACACCGCCAAAGAAATTTCGTCCAGAACAGATTCTACGGATTCAACACGGATGATGTCGCCGTAACCGTCGCCAATGATGTCATCTTTGAATCTTGGGAACGCTGTTTCCCAATTTGACCAGTAGTAAACGGTCTTAAATTCGCGAGCGAGTCGGCGCGCGACGTGCAGGAACAGGCCGGCGTCTACGCACAGGCAAACGATGTCTTTGGTTGGTTTCACAGTGAGTTTATTTCCTTGTCATAGTCCGCCCAGACCACACCAAGAAACGCCGCGACAATTCGTTCAATCCCAGTTGCGATACAATGCTGCGCGCGATAAGGAGCTTTCGGTGAATCACCTGGCTCGCTTTCATCGCCCTCTTTACGCTTCTTCTCGAAGGCAATATCAAAGCGATCCACCTGCTTTTGGCCGATGCTGGAGTATTTACAAAGAAACGCTTCGACAATTTCGTGGATTAACACGCACACTTCATATCGCCAGTCGGACATTTTTGAAACTCGGATTTGAAGCGTATCGTCTTTATCCCAACGCCAATCGCCACAAGTATTGTAAAGTTGTTCCTTGTGAGGAATTGTTTTGATGAAAACATTCATGGCAATTTGCTTTGGACTTTTGTTGTGTGATGAACCCTAGATTTTCTCAATTCTTCCTTGATGCGGCATTTATCGGCTACCAGTTGACATTCATTTTCCGATTCGGGATTGCAATGTTCTTTGACGGCATCTTCCACCATTTGTTTTTGTCGCGCCTCGGACAATTCGTGTGCTGTGTATTCGGGCATGATACCCTCATCACTTTTCCCCAAGTGGTTGTCTGGCTTGGCGTGTAATATCGGCCAAAGTTTTGATGTCCTGCCGTTTTTGATCGGCAACAAACGAAGTGTCTTTGTGCCGCCTCTTTTGGATGTCGGCAAGTTCCTTCGACTTCAATTTCTGCTGCGTCTCGGCTTGTTTGCCGGCCAGCTTGACCTGTGTTTCGGCCATTTTGGATTGCAGTTCGCCATTCCCATTTTGCTGCTGCTTTTTCTGCATCTCCATTTGAAGGTGTTGCTGCAACTTTTTGATTTCGTTGTTGACCTGGCTTAACGCCTTCGCAAATTCCTTCATCTTCGGCTCGTTACCAACGTCACCTTGCATACCCTGAATCAGTTTGCCGATGAACGCAGACACGTTTTGCAGTCCAATGAGTTCCATCGGTGTCGCCATTTTGGTTGTGGACTCAATTTTGACGATGTAGCGGGTAGCCAATTCGAGCAGTTTTTGGATCTGTTCGATTGGGTTCAAACCTTCCGGGATGGACGGCGGCATACCGAGCATCATCAGCGGGAAGTTTGCGGCGGCAGCAGCACTGGCATCGGAAATGACTTTCTTACTGGCCTGCACCCATCGTTTTGCCCGGCGTGACCCGACCATTTGAACCGCGGCATCGTGCAACGCTTCGGCCTGCGCGGATGGGTCGAGCATGGGGCGCAGTTTCATGGCGTTCTCGGCCTCGACCATTGCCATAGTAGGGTTGCCGCCGCCGAGCGGCATGGAGATTTCCACGCGCCACTTTTTAACATCAAGCCATTCCTTTGGGATCCCGTGCTTTTTGCAAGCCTTCTGGAAGGCAATTACATCCTCGTCATCCGAATTTGGCAAACAGTAGCGTCGGCATATTTCTTTTGCAGCAGACTTCTCGTAAATCCGCGCCACCAACATCAAGCCGGATAGCATGGCGTTTGTCTGCTGGACTTTTACGCCCGTCTCGAAAGCGGTTTGTTCCTTCTTCGTTCCAGTATCAATGTTTTGGGTGTAGGCGGTGGACGCTTCACCTTGTAATTGCTTGCCCATTGACAGGGACATTTCCGCCAACTGCGCGTCAATCTGGTGGCGTTCGTTTGCTGGCACGATGGAAACGCCAGGCTTGACTACCCCAAGATTTTGAAAAACCTGAATTTGTGCGCGCGCCCGATCAACAGGGTCGGTAATGCGAAGTAGGATATTGAACTGGTCGAGCGTGTGTTTGAGTAATCGGTTGCGCGTGAAATCAGTCCAGTAACACGTCTCGTAAAGGGCGAATCCGAGCGAACGAACGGAGTGGTAAAGGAATGGCGCTTTATTGTTCAAATCGCCGAACTGGACGTGTAAAATTTGACGCCAGCTATCAGCGACAGGGCCTTCGCTCTGGCAAATAAATTCATCATCAGTCTCGGTGGTAACACCGGACACGTTATTTTCGGGGACAACCTTCAGATGCCATTTGCCGTCATCATCTTCGTGATAAAAATGCCAGAGATTGATTGTTGGCATTGCATCACCCGACCAATACCCGGCATTTTGCTTTCGTAATTCCTCGAACTTTTCAGGAACGGTATCGAAGTCATAGTTATTTTCTGCCATCGTGGTATTGCAGAGGTCAACATTTTTCAAAATGGCTGTAACCGCTTTCTTGTTCCATTTGAATTTGCCTTTGGCCTTGGAAAACGCCTTGCGCGAAAGTTCGCCTGGGGTGTAGGGAATACGGACGGCAAACCAAGTCAGGTTGCGAAATGAAAGTTCGGTGTCAGTGGCAATCCTTAAATCCTCGATGGCGACATACCGTGGTAACCACGCATATTTATCCTCCCACATCATGGGACCAATGCCATGACTGACGACGCCCGACCATTTTGAACGCTGCACTTCAAAGTATTCCAATTCGTGTTCACCCTCTTTCATATCATCATTGATGACCTCGGTGATGAAATCGCCCCAATCAGCCCGAACTTCCTCCGGCGATTTTGGAATTGAGACATTGAAGTAAGTGTCTTGTGAAGCGAAGTTGGTGACGTATTGACGGCGCGCGTGGGACAGTGCGCCCATGAATTCACCCCAACGGATATTTATTTCCATGCCGATCCGTGTGGCCTCAGCTTCGTCAAGGAGAGGTTCGTTGTTGGCGGCGCGGTTAATCAGGACACGATTTTGGCCGCGAGAAGATTCGGAATCGTCACCAGAGCGTATAACTTCTAAAACTTTTGAAGGCTCGGTAAAATTTGGCATAAGATTCAATCCGTTTTTACAGGCGTGCCGCACGTTGCACAACCTTTTTCAACAAATCTATGGAACTGTCGAATTTTTTCAAATGGTTCTGGGCAATCCCAGCAATATCGTCCGTCATTGTTTCGCGCGGCACATTGATAACGGTCAACATCCTCAAGGCACTCGGCAAGACTGCCACGGGAAAGGTTATTGGCGATGCGAAATGCACTGACAGATTTAACGACTTCCTCGATGATTGGGCTGGCTCTGAAACTATGGCGGATGCCTTCGGTCTGCTCATAAAAATAGTTATTTGGCAGCGGATTGTTATAGGATTTCAGTATGAACATGATTTCAATGTTTTAACAACCCCGATTTAAGAGCATCTTTCCATTCATTCTCTTTTTTGTCAATGTTTCAAAAGTCCGGCCCTGATGGCGTTATTCCATTCTTCCGATTCTTTTGTGAAATAATCCTCCTCGTTAGCTGCGGACTTTACGTTCCGGCCAATACGTTCGATCTGAAATCCAAGTTGACGGGCGCCCTCAAGGGCTATACATCCCCAGTCCATTAAATCGGGACTCTTTTTCAACCGTTCCTTCATGTCCTCTTTGGGTTCGACCTCAACTTTATTCCCAGCAACCGGGTAAAAAAGTCGGCACTGGCCTTCGCGGGCGATCTCCATAGCCAAATCCCGCACTTGGTCGGACTCAATGGCCTCTCGCATCGAATACCACATTTCGGTTACGAACTTTTTGTATTGCTCGTCACATCGCTTCAGCCGTTTCCCATTTTTCCCGTCATCAACGTATAAATCAAAGCGCACCGGCCTATCAGTTGCACTCGCCCCGGAGTCCACCGGGACAGGGCAGTTGAAACCGAACAGTTTTGCAAAGGAATTTCCAAGTGTTCCGCGCCCGAACGAGTCGTAGAAAATGTTTTCAGGTTTGATTCCGAGCCGATCAGATTGGAGTTTGATGAATTCTGCGATTTGATCTTCCGGTTCAATACCGCAATTCATTCGGATGGGAACTATCTCCGGCGTCCCGACCGAGAAAATAATGTTACCGTCTTTGTCCTCACCAAACTCGCATTCACCAGCAACGCAACGGTCGCCGCCGCCGTATGCCGGGTCACACGCATAAAGTTTTGTTCGTGGCGTTCCTTTCCAGATGGCATAATCAAAGGCATGGTGTTTTTCGCATAGACCGATGGTGATGACACGATTTGACACCATGCCCTTTGACGGTTTTCCGATGGCCTGTTGATAATACTGCCACGAATCAAGTCCATGCGTGGAAGCCATCAGGTCAATGAATTTTTGAGTTATGAGATAAGGGAATTGGTTTTTGGGTTCATCATTGTTTGGTGTGTCACGTCCATCGAAAGCTACAACGTGAGCATCATACCAACGTGAAGTCCATTCTTGTGTCTTGCCAGTGTCAATGAAAGAGTCCCAACCACCAATAGGCTCGGCGGCAGTGCAAAGGGGATCGGAAATGTCTGTTGGATTTCCGCCCATGACGCCTTTGAAGCCATCGTTTACCATCCAATTTGCGTAGGCATCCAAAAATGAAGATTCCATAACGGCGGCCTCGTCACCGTAATGAACCATTATCCCGTCATTTTTTCCGGGAGTGTTGGGAGGTTTTGAGCCTTGAAACTTTCCCATGCCGACAAATCTTCCACCGGACACGCAGGCAACCGTCCCGATGCCGTGGTCGAGAGTGCGGGCGACTTCATTTTCATCGTCAATATCGTCTGGTGTAATTTGACGTTTTGAGTCCAGCACAAATCCGTCCAGCCACGGAAATCTTTCCCGGCCACGATTGAACATTTTTTTCAGTCTGCCCCATACTTTTCGTTCCAGAGAAATAATGTCCGTCGTGGAAAGGATTGCCAGTGAAGTATGGGGAAATGCCCAGAAGTTAATCAGTGCGTGAACCGTGAAAATATAAGTTTTATTACTTGAGGCTGCCCCAAGGAAACAAGTTACCTTGTTCTCGCATATTCTGGTCATGCCAAGAACAAACCACCGATGCTGGTCATCCTCCGGCCAAATCAATTTGTGAGCGGCGAGATAATGTTTCACCACGCCGGGCTTTCCGTATTCCCGACGGATCATGTAAAGCTCAATAACAAGAGGATCGGCATTGTCATTCCAAGTCAGACCGTATTTGAGCATGAACCAAAGGTAGGTGTTGCGAATCCACATTTCAAGGTGTAGTTTTCAAACCAGATGGCCAGTGGCGCAACAAAGACTGTATTTCTTAAAGATTTTCTCGGCAATTTTTTGGGCGGTGTTGATGGTGGAGTTGACCCGCACCTACTCCCAAAAAACAAACTTGCTTGGGCGGTGAACTCGACGGTTCGTGGAGGGTTCATCGGCCCCATGCCAAAAATCCGTTCCTACAATTTCTCGGATGGTGGAATTTTGGTCATTGGTGGAACTGATTCGGTTTCCCATTTTGTTCAAAATGGTGTTTTTCAAGGGGCAACAGAGAAGGCGTATCAGCCAAACAAAAGCTCAATCCTACCCGGTCCAACATTCTTTGCGCTTATCAGTGGACGACTATTCGGATTCACGCCGGATTTCTCCGTGAGTGTAGCGGGCGCATACGTTTCTTCGCCGGGAATGATTGCGGTCGTGGAATACACGCCTCTATTGAGTGCGGGTGTTCCTGACTTGAATTCTGCGACTGCGCCGCAAGCATGGCTTGGTCAGGCTGAAAATTATCTCATTGTGCAGGATGGGACAACGCCTAATCCACTTGTGTTTGATGGTAACAATTCTTTCCGGTCATATTCGTTACAACAGGCCGTCGGAGCATTTGGGGCAGGAATTGATAAAGTTGTTCCTGTGCAGGGAGGTGTTCTATCGTTTTCAAGCACCGAACTTGTTTTGGAAGCGGCGTGGCTGGCTTTAGCAATAGGAAATGCGCCAGTTGCCGTTTATGCAGGGGCATCTGGGATAACGGCAGTTCCGGCTTCAAATCTACCAGCTTACGCCCCTGGTGCTTATGTCGGCCAGATGACACTACAGCAGGTAGCAGCCGGCGGAAACTTCAGCGCAAACCTCGATCCTGTTTTAGGCGGATCGCAGGCAGTCACAGCGGGCGATACTGTCTGGATGGAAGTGGACAACTATCCGGTCAGTAATCTGACAACAAATATCGGTGGGGTATATCCGGTTTTGTATTCAGCAAATTTGACAGTCAACACCGCCGATGCAAACAGCGCACAAAACTCGACTGGCTTTGTGGCAGGTTCATTGGTGGCAGTCGCAACGGTAGCACAGTGGGCTGCTGTGCCGGGTTCTCCATACGGAAGTCCCTTACAACCTACGGGGGTAACAACTCAAATAACTTCCAACTCAATCACACCGTCCATGATTTCGGCTGGCAGTTTTACTATTCCGTTTGGCTCCGATCCTTACGGTAGTAATTCGAGAATCACTGTCATCACGCTTCAATTTCAGACGAAAGCTACAACTCCAACAGTTACCTACACACCGATTGGGATACTGGCGGCAAATGCAACGCTTTCTGGTGTCACTCCGGTTTTGTTTACGGCTGGTGCGGTCTATCCGCCTTCATCTGAACAGGGTGCGACCGTATTTGTCGGCAACAACACGGCTAATCCTGCTGCCAACCTGCAATGTACCATCACATCTTACGACGCTTCGGGTACAACTTATTATCTGATAAACCAGACGGCCATTGCTGGGATTGCTTTGGCAAGTTGTGTGTTGAAAACTTTGATTGGAATTCCTTGCGGCAAGCAGTGGGCATATTGTCAGGGGCGTATTTGGACTTCATTGCCCGACGGGACGAAGTTTGTTGCCGGTGATGCAGTTGGCGGGTCAAGTGGCACGGCGGCGAATAATTTTCTAGATGCCATTCTCTACACGATGCAGAACACGCTGCTTTCCAATGGTGGCACTTTCACCATCCCTGGAAACTACGGGACAATCAGGGCGATGGTGATACCGCCAACGATGAATGTTGCTCTCGGTCAGGGGCCGCTCCAAGTTTTTACACAGCAATGTGTTTTCAGTGTCAACGCTCCACCAGACATGACAACATGGGCAAGTCTAACCTCCCCCATTGTTACCATATCACTACTCAACGCTGGCGCATTGTCGCAGTGGTCAACTATTGCCGTGAACGATGATGTTCTGTTTCGCGCGCCCGACGGCATTCGTTCCATGACTATTGCTTCATTGGATTTTCACAAATGGAACAATGCGCCATGTAGTCAGGAAGTTGAGCCGGCAATCAATGGTGATACTCCAAGTCTGCTCAATTTTTGCTCGGCAGTGCAGTTTGATGGCCGGGTTATATTTGGCACATTGCCTATCAGTGGAACAAACGGTGCATATTTTCAAAATGCGGTTGTGATTAACCTTGATGGAGTGGGAAATTTACAAGAAAAATCCCCGGCGGTTTGGGAGGGGGAATGGACAGGGTTGAACACCCTGCAATGGATGTCAGGAATTTTCGGGAACGAAGTCCGTTGTTTTTCGTTTATGTCGGATGGGACAACTATCGGGCTGTCGGAATTACACAGGACTGCCGACGGTCAAGACATTGCAGGCACGATTTCAACGACACCGCAGTTTGAATCATCGGCTCTTTTTAACCAGAAAGAAAATTCTGGAGATCGAATTTTACTGCGATTGGAGGACGGTGAAGTTTATGTCAAAGACATCATCGGCTTGGTTAATTTTAAGGTTGAATTCAGACCGGATTACGACACGCAATGGCATCCGTGGTATTCATGGTTGGTGGACAATGGTGATGGTAAGACGCCCTACGCTCCCAGAATGGGGCTTGGGAATCCAATCGGCGGTGCGTCGGTTTCCGGCACTCAATATCGAGATGGCTATGATTTTCAAGTTCGGGTAACGATGGGTGGAAGTGGTTCATGCAATTTCATGGGACTGGCCGTGAAAGCGTCGGTTGTTTCGCAGACGGAATTCGCGCGCCCGATGGTTTCTGCTCCAATACCGGCTGCGATCCCAGTTGTGGTATTGAAGCAGGCATTCGCTGGTTCGGGTGCGCCCACAACTCAAAATCCTGGGAGCGGCGAAGCTGGAATTTATTTCGATGCCCTGAATGAAGAATTTTATCTGTGGCTTGGGACTGAATGGGACACGGGGATAGTTCCTACTGGGTCAATCGTGTTTGCTGCTGGTCGTCAGGCGTTCGCCGGTTCGGGTGCGCCGACTGCGGCTACGCCAACACCGGCTAATAATGCCGGGACATATTTCGATTACACGAACCAAGCGTTGTATTTCTGGAATCCGGCGGGTTATTGGGGCAATGACATAACTGCAACCGGCAGTGGAGTGGTTGCAACTTCACTCGGTTCAGACTACCTTGCGGTCAATGGCGTGCCACCAGCGACCCTAAAGCCAGCAAACAATGCTGGTTTGGCTTACGACACGAACACGCTGACGGTGTATAATTGGAATCCTGTTACACAGACTTGGATATGAAAAAAATTCTCTTGATGACTGTAATGCTGCTTGGACTTAATCTGGGAGCTTCACAGTTCTACTACAACTCATTCACCACAAACACCGACTCGGCGGCACTGACTCTGGCAACTAACATTGCGAGTGGCGCGATTCAAGGCAGTATCGCTGGATCTCTTTCCCCGGCGATCATCGAGTTGGCTGGTGGTCTGACAACGAACAATTTCATTATTTATGCCGATACCAATGGTGCGGCGGTTTATTGGTATGGAAAGGCGACAAATTATGCTTCGACTAATCTGCCATCAACACTTGTCACACAATCCCAACTGACAGGAGCGAGCAACACGCTCTGGCAAGACTCGACAAATTATGTGGGACTGGAATCTGCGGCTGTAGCAGGGTCGCTATATTCAAACAATGCGGCGGGCTACTTGCCGACTTCAGCAACTAATAATATAACGGCACTTGGGAGTTCCGTGGTATCAGCCATCGTCTCTGGTGGTGGATTTACTGCAACCACAGTTACAGCGCCCAATGGTGGCATCGAATACATTCTCACAGGAACCGGAACGAACAATGTCAACATAACCAATGATGCGGTCAGTCTCGCTTCCTATGGCGCACTGACAACCAACTCATCGTCATGGTCTGCTTATGTCGCTCCGATCAACGACTGGACGAATGCCTATGTTTACACCAACGGACTTTTGAAAGCATCAAATGCAGCGTCCACTTATCAGCCAATCGGAGCTTACCTGACAAACGGAAGCAGTCTGAATTACAACAACATCACCAATCAGCCTGCCATCCCATCCACGAACGGGTTGGTGACATCCGCCATCACAAACGGCCTTGCGACGACAAATTGGGTAAATTTACAGGGTTATACTAACGGAAATGCTCTTATTACCTACGCAACGACGAATTATCTCAATGCGGCTTTGTCCACCTTAATCACCGCAGCCGGGTTAAACTCGGAAAGTAATGCGTTGCAGTTACAGATCGCATCCAACGCAACTGCCATCACCCAGACATGGCCGACCAATCAGCCGTTTGTCGGTGTCATAGCTATCTCATCGAACATGACGGTTTCATTTTCTACCAATGCCGGGATTATTACGGCCACACTCGGTTCTTATGGCGGCGCAGTTACCGGATTTCAACCCGCTTCGACGAATCTCACGAACTGGTCTGGAATTGGCACAAATCAAATCCTATTAACGACGAATGTTGTGACTTCGATTGCACAGGGTGCAAATGCAACCGTGACGGCCACCACAAATGCCAGTGGAATTTCTTACACCATCGGTTCGGGGTCATCCCAGAGTTCGGCGGCATGGCAATCGGTAAGTTTTGTAACAACGCCATCTATGCTTACGACTTCTACTGCTTTTTCCTGGTCATCGGCATTGGTGGCAGTTCCATCGCTCAAGGCGTATTATGGTGGAAGCGCACACACCGTTTCAACCCTAACGCCTAACGGAACATCAGGATTTAACTACGCCGATACCGGCAATGTCATCGGCACAAACCATACCGTAGTTGTGATAGGTCTTTGCGAATGAAATCAATTCTGACATTCCTACTACTTTCGATTGCCGTCTGCATGGCGCAGACACCCATTGGCATCAAGCAAAATACATTTACGACGAACAAAGACCCGTCGTTTGCGATCACCAATGCGGTGGCTGGTTTTGCGCCGAGCCAGCAATACTTCGTCGTGACGAACGCGGGAGAAATAGGAGCCAATGGAAATTACTTTCTTGATCCTACATATCCCAGTTCTCTTTTAGTTTGGACCAACAGCACTTGCTTTATTTGGGAAGGAGCGCCTAATTTATGGTTACTATCAGCCCCAAGCAGTATTCCCTACTCAGGATACTACCTATACATAGCACCAAATGGATTGAATTCATGGACAAATGTGGACAGTAATTATCCGTGGATACCGTTCGTTGGTGCGCCTCCGTTTCCTAAAATTACCATTGCCTACACCGGGGCAGCCTCATATATCACTCCATCACTCTTACAAAACGCCGGAGGATTGACTGTCAGTAATTTTTCGCAATATGCCGACACCAACGGAGGCGGAAGTGTTTTGAATCCTCTTTTCCAGACGTTCTTTCCGCCATCAAACACAAATCTTACTACTCAAACGCAACTTGCAACGGCTACGAATAATTTATCATTGGCATTGCAATCCTACGCGCCGCCAGTGATGACCAACATTGACAACACGATTTACTCCAACAATCCGTCCCATTATATCACGCCGAGCGCAACCAATGGGATCACCCGGCTGGGGCTGTCGGTTGTTTCTGTCATTACCAATAGCGACACGAACTTCACCGTTTCTTCCAGCCAGACAGCAACCGGCATTGTTTATACGGTGACTCTCAATACCAACAACATCACTTACATCACCAACATCAATGCGTTGACACTGGAAAGTCGTGGCGTACTGACTACGAACAAAAGTTCATGGCAAAATTATGTCGCCCCGATCAATGACTGGACGAATGCGCATATTTATACCAATGGTCTGATTTCAATTACCACAGCAGCGTCAACATTTCAGATGAACGGATCGTATCTGACTCCGACCAACAACTTGAAGTATTCCGAATTTACAAACGCTCCGGCAATTCCAACGACGAACCAATTTGTCACGGCTTCGATTACGAACGGGTTCGCAACAACCAACTGGACACAGGCGCAGAATTATCTGACACCGAGTCTGATTTCGTATTACGCCTTAACCTCATCCGTTATATCCGCGGTCGCACCATATCCGACCATTACCACACTGAACACATCGAGCAATTTTTTACGGCTCGAAAATATCACCAACGTCAATGCCATCGCGCTTCATTGGGGAACGAATCAGGCGTTGGTCGGCTCTATTGCATGGAACTCGAACATGACGGCGACGTTCACGACGAACAATGGAGTGATAACGGTTACGCTCGGTTCAACGACGAATCTTTACACTGATAGCATTTTGGGATTGCAGCCGTCAGCCAGCAATCTTACGAACTGGTCAACAGTGGGTACGAATCGGATTTTGTTGACACCGAACTTGGTCACATGGTTAGCCTCTGGAAATAATGTCAACATTACCTACACGACCAACAGCAGCGGTATCCACGCGACGGTCAATTCGTATTATCAATACAATTCTCCGATTCAAGTAGCCTCTGCCAATATCACATACTCTTTTTTCTCCGCAACCAACTGGTATTATTATTTTTCTTCCGGGGCGGTCAACTGGGGCAATCCATTACCTGCAACTCCGACTACCTTGAAGATATACCAGAATGGTTCCGACATAACTTCGTTGGTCAAGTCTGTATTGACAAACTGGAGTCAAAGTGCGACTGGATTTAATGGAACCGGGTACAAGACTTCAGGAGGTTTAATTTCTGGAACTGTGCAGGTTGTCGGAATATGCGATTGAAAATATGCTACTGACAATGGGACAAGTTAAGTTGGGGCCGGTTGGCCGCTCTTGCGGCATCGCCACTACGTCGCCAGATTTCGTCAACTATACCAATGATGCAACACGCCAGTTGATAATTCGTGGTAACTGGTGGGCTACTGTGCAGCCGATGATTCTGCCGATGGTATGGTCGCCGCATCCGGTTCTGATTTGTCCGCGTGAGGTCGAGTCCATTCTTGCCGTGAATGAACACTACCATGCGGAAGTGAAAAACTTCTGGTATAAATTCGTTCCGTGGAACGATGAATTCAAGAATTGGTTTGATGGTTTTATCGGCGGCAACGTCTCCAACTGGCGGCATCATCACAAGCGCGTGGCTTACAACATCGACACAACGCCTGTCACAAGCCAGATCGTTTCGACCGCGCCGATGTATGTCAGGGCGACCTCGAACAGTGTGGCTGATGTTGGTATCAGCATTTCGATTTTTGGTCTTGATGCGAGTGGCAACCACGCTCAAGTGACGCTGGTTCTCGCTATTCCGCCCGGCCAGACGTATCCAATGGCGTCCTCGGCGACAACGAGTGTGCAGTTCAGCCATGTTCAACGTGTGGTCAAGGATTTGTCCAACGGTTACATCACCTGCGAGCAGGATGATAATAACGGAAATTTGCTGCCGTTGTCAGTTTATGCGCCATCGGAACAGACACCTGAATACACCGTGATGCGACTGGACGGGTTTGGGCATCTGCATAATGCGTTGCCTTACATATCCGTTGTTGCGAAGCTGACTTTTATCCCGGCACTGGCCGACACGGATAATGTGCTGATCGAAAATCAGGATGCGTTGCGTGACATGGTTTTATCTATCCGCAAGAAAGAGGCGGGGGATATTGTGGGTGCGGCAAATTTTGAGTCATCGGCCATCCATGAATTGAATCGGGATATGGAAACGCGATTCCCGGATGAACAATTTGTCGTGGACTATTTCAAAAACTCAACACCGCAACGAAGAAGGATTTTTTAATGCCAACATCAAGTCAGTATCCAAGTGTTCTCGGCCAAGCTCCGATTTACGGATTGGACGGGAGAATCACGGGTTGGAAAGTTGATCCCGGCCAAGAGGCATCGGGCTGGGACTATCGCACAAACTCATTTTCAAATCCTGCTGGCGGAAATACGGCTGGCAATCCCGCGTCCGGTGTGGGCAGCTATTTCAATGGTGCAGCGGGTGGACTTGGCAGTTCTTATGGCGGTGTCCCGTCAACCGTTGGCACAGGCACTTCCGGCGGAGGAACAACTGCATTCAGTTTGAATCCGACACCAACAGAAGGCGGAGGAACGACATTCGGTCAGGTCCCAGGCGCACTTGGCGCGCCACCGTCAATCTGGGAGCAGGAACAGGACATTCCCGGAATGGATGCGGCCACCAAAGCGAACATGGGAAATATCAATGCTGAGTTGGCCGGCCAGTTGTCACCGGGAACAACCGAGAATCTAATAAACTCGGCTGCGGCGCGCGGCCTTACTTTGGGTCAAGGCGGAAACACCGGATTAGTCAATGAAGCACTTTTGAAAACGCTTGGGTTGACGCAGGAAGAATTGAAGGCGGCAGGAGCGACACATTACAACCAGTTCCTTTCGACCAGTGGAAGCCAGCAGCAGAATCCGGCATTGCTGGCAGAGATTGCTGACAGCAACGCAAAAAATGCAGCCGCACCGAATCCTACGTTGGCGGCAGAGGAAGCTATCGCACTTGGTCGTGGTAACGGTATTGGTTCGTCTAGTTCCAGACCGAGTTCTGCTACTCAAAGAAATTTTGGCGGAGATGGTGGTAACTACAATGCGACATCTTCAGGTGGGGATGGGGCTTATGCGGCGTTGCTACAGCAATATCTTGCAGCAATGAATCCGAACAACAGTTCACAAATCTATCAAAATTATCCGACTCAAAACTATTCTGAACCGGCACAGGATACTTGGGATTATTCCGGTTACAACGATTTTTGGAATTCATAAT